CTCATACTCCAATGATTGTGAACCATAAACATCCGTGTGCCAAGTACCACCAGATCCTGTAATCGAACCAGTCCAATATGTTTTTGTGTCAGCATTATCTCTATAATACCAACTAGCACCATCTGTTGTTATTGGGTCGTCAGCTTTGAAACCCTCTCCCTCATGAACCCAACTACCACTTATAGGGTAAGCATATAAAGATTGACTAGTACTAAGTTCTGCTGGATTAGCATCATATAAATTCAAATAATATTTTGCATCACTGGCAATTAATCCACTGGAAACAGATTGGGATATATAAGTCAAATCAAATTTCAATAATGCTCTTGAAACCTTTGGATTAGATCCAGCATCATTTAAATCTTTTCTTACTTCTAAGATTTCATCTAATCCTGTATTCTGACTACCACTTTGCTCATATAAAGTTGTATCTATATCTGGAAAAATAAAATAATGCATTAGTTACCTCCTGATGAAGAACCAACAACTCTGCCCTCAATATCTGTTGCTGGAAATTTTAATTCAAAACAACTTGGGTCTAATGATGGATACACAACACCATCTTTAGTTGCTGAAATCATATCATACATATTTCCAGAATACCCTTGTGATGCTAAAAATTTATTAGTTATTAATACAGGTAAACCATTAGGATTATTTTCTTCAGGCGGCGATACAGCAGAGACTCCATCAACTAATGATATTTGATAAGCTAAATCTGATAACACAATTGGTTGTCCTATTTGCCAATTATCAACATTAAAAAACTCTCTAACTCTTTGTATTGCTCTTAGAGTAACTTCTTCTCCATTATATCCAGTTTTAGCTATAATATTGAATTTGACTCCAATGTTTATTATAAAAGCATCCTTTATATTTACAGCATCAGTAACCATTCTGAATTGTGTTAGATAAGTTTGTATGTTTTCTTTTACTGCTTCATTTATTTGAGTAAGACTTTTAGAAGCATCGTATCCGAGAACATATAAATTCAATGCCAGTGGATTCATAATTCTACTATCTGAATTAGCACCTGTATCGGTGGTGTCTAATTGAGAGTCTTGTACAATATAAGCTTTTGCAATATTACCATATTTTGGTGGTAATGCATAAACTCTTGTTATATAATCTTCCTTTGTTACAGCTCTTGATTGTGCCTGAAAATATGCTAAAGCATTATTTTTGACTTCAACTACACTTTCTTCTGACTTACCGCCTGTTGCTGGTATAGGATTACTTACAGCAACTGAATTTCTAGTAGTTTGTACTAATGCTGTATTTAAACCAGAGGTATCTAATGATATGTCTACTTTTTGTACATTTCTCAGAGTTCCAGCACCAACATTATGACTTATACCACCACCGTGTCTGTAAGTAATAACCAATTGAGTATTTGATGGTGCTTGACCATAAGCCTTTGTTTGTAAAAAGTTAGATGGATCAAAAGCCTTTCCTAAGTGTGATGGTGAACCTGGAAGAGAAGAACCAACAGAATCAGGATTAGGAACTATTTCCTCATCAGGAGAATCTGAGATTCCAGCACCAAATCTTAATTCAGTTTTATCATCCTCTCTCACATAAGATATAAATCTTCTTGAAGTTTTCAATAGTTTCAATAAGTATGGTGCTTGGTCTGCTTGACTAGCTAAATCAGGATCTGTATTTGAATTAAGTTGAACATCTGTAAATACAGTATCTTGTGCTAAAAAGGGAACTTCGTACCAACTATTCCCATCACTATCCGTACAAGAAATAATTTCAGTTACTCTAGGATTAGCAAGTGCTATCCTTTTATATTTTTCAGCTGCATTTACTGTAATATATTCAGTAGTTACTGTACCACTTACTGCTCTAACAGATTTTTTCAAAAGATATGTTACTGGAACATTACCACTACTTTCAAAAATACTAACATCCATCGGATCATTAGATGATGAAAATTTAAAATTACAATCTTCCGTTGTACTAAAACTTACACCTGATGTTGACTCAACTATCATTCCTGATTGTAAAGTCAAAGCATATGTTAAGTCTGGTTGAGTTGTGTAACTATCTCCACTACCAGCAGTCTTTGCTGGCACTGTTTGAAATATATCAAGGTTAGTGGAAGCTGGTGCAGCTAGTTTAGGTTTATAACCTAATGCTTGAGCCATATTATATACAGTTCTTTTTTCTTCTGCAAATGCCAATAAACTTTCTTTGAATTGGTTATCTATATAATAAGAAAGTACATCACCAACATATGAAGCCATCTCAATAAATATCATACCTGGAGAAGCTTCATTGAAATCATTGAAATTATTTGGAAAATATACTTTAGCAAATTCTATTAAATTTGCTTTGAATGAAGTAAAATCCTTGTTTAGATACTTCACCTCTTTTACTGAATTATTTTTTGGTGCTGAATAAGGCATTTACTTTCTCCTGTTTATCCGCCCATTTCTCTACTGAATGGCATTCCAGCATTACCATCTGAATCTTCAAGTGATGGTAAGTCTAAGGTTATATCTTCTATACTAGTAGTATCTGTATTAATACTAAAAGAAATTTTTGGTACTATTGTATTTTGATTACTACTAAACTCTATATTATTGACATTTACATGAGGTAGAAATTCTTGTATAGCAGTTCTTATTGCTTCTTCAATTTGACTTTCTATATCACCATCTATCTGTTCAAACACAGCCTTCAAAACATCTGAACCAAATAATGGATTTCCCAGTCTCTCTCCTTTTCGCGTCAATAATAAATTTTTTATATTAGACTTCGTTTGTTCTAATAAAGTTTGAGTTTGTTTAAAAACTCCATTTTGATGTGTGCCAAGAGGAAGCTGTAAACCAATTTGTACATCTTCATTAAAATCTAATTCATTTGGCATTTACACTCTCCTATTTTCCCGCGTCTTTTTTATCTAAAGCTTTCATTACACCACTGTAATCTTTAGTCAACGCTTTCATCACATCTTCAGGTACTTTATCTGGATCTACACCAGCAGCTTGAGCAGTTGTTATCCCAATCGATTGTCTTTTAGCTTCGGGATTACCAAATGCTCCACCATACCCTAACATTTCTGTCATTTTAGAAGTATCGTATGTTCCACCACCCATAGTTGGATACTCTTCGAATTCATTTTGTTGTGCTGTTTCATTGAGTACTTTATTCAACATTGGGTTTTTTGTATAACTAACTTCTTTATGTTTGGGTTTGGGAAGTACTTCGGGCACATCATTTATTCCATTGGGTTTAGATGACATAGCCTTCATACCCTCACTAATAAATATCTTCTGTACTTCTTTTTGTACCTCTCGTTTGATTATTTCTTTTATAATCCCAACTAATTTATTTTTCTTTGACATATAAAACTCCTATATTATATAAATATGTTTTTATTAGAAAATCTTTATCCATCATCACTTTCATCTGTTGCTGGTGGTGTCGGTGTCGGCTCTTCTATTTGTGGTGCTGGAACATTAGATATTGCCTCAGCAGCTGAACCATATTGTGCTAAAGCATTTTTCTGATTTGCACTAGATCCATATCCTCTTCTCATTTGTTTTTTTCGTTTTAGAGCAGCGTCCCTCTTTTTTCTCGCATCATTCTTTTTTCTCAGCCTAATTTCCATATCGTGTATCTTTTCATTGAAAGTTCCATCAACTTTAGTTTTTCCATCAGATAATGTTCCCCCAGCAAACCTTATAAATTGGTCTTGTGCTGGAGCTATAATATCAGCTACAGCAGTTAGGTGATTCAGTTCAAATTTTATTTCATCTTTCAAAAGTTTAGCTGCAAATTGTAAAGCAGCTGCTGCTGGATTCAATGCTCCAGCAATCGTATTTGTTTTATCAGCAGCATCAGCAGTCTTTACACCAATTTTAGCAGTCTTTATTGCTTTCTTTACTTTATCACGAGTCTTTTTAGTATCTACCCAAAATTGTGCTATTTTTTCTAAAGCTGCTCTAACTTCTTGTAACTGTTTATAGTACTTATCAGCTGCTGCTTCATTCGTTTCTATAAATAGAATATACTCATCTGTTAGTTCTTCTAATCTCTGAACCTCTAACACACTTTGGTCGAGTATTTGTTTTTTTATAAGTTCAGATAAAATTGGTTTTCTTGGCATTCAACTACTCCAAAAATACTTTCTTACTTACCATTCCACTATTTTCAATATCAGAACCTATGTACTTTGTTCTCATTGTTTCTATTGCTGTTTTTAGTTGGTCTGCAGCACCCTCTGCTTTGGTTTTTTGTAAAAACTCTGACTCATCATCATCACCAGTTGTAGAAAGTGTGTCTACAAAACCAGTTACAGCCAATAATAACTCATTCATAAATCCTCTCATCTCTGTACCTTTTACTGCGGGATTGGTGGCATCTGTTTTACCTAACGAAACTTGATTCATTCCAACTAAATTTAAATCATTCAAACAAGTCAAACTTATATCATCTGCAGAATGCATTGATATTGAACTTACACGACTATTAAAAATTAATTGGTCTGATGTAATGGTAATTAGATTTCCAGATGTATCCCAAAAATCTTCTAATTCTGTTTCTAATGCTGATGGTTGTATATCAGCATTTCTAGGACTACTTGTAAATTCTATACAAGAACCTATACTATTAGCATTATGAAAGTGTGGAAAATATTTATCATAATTTTTATAACGAACCTGTACCCCATCCGTATCCTGCATATTGCCAATTACTATTTTTGGATAAGCAGGTTTAGCATTCATTTCAAGCTCTGATGTTAGATTTATGTAATTACCGAATCTACCTTGTATTATAGTATCTCCGTGTTGTGGAGCTACTGGTCTTGCGTGATATGTTAATGATTCAAAAACCTGTCTTTCACCCGTTATTTTATTTACTCTATTATGATTTACCTTGCCTAATCTATTCAATGGAAAATCATAATAAATTGTACCTTCGTGTTCATCTAAAATAACTTCCTCATCCACCAATGGTAAACAAATAAAATGTGAACACTTAGAACCAATATTATTTATTATTTTACCATTGTGATTTAATTCTACATCTATCTTACCAAACATATTCCATGCAGGAGTATCTACACCATCATTTCTTGTTAGTATAGGTAAATCAAATTGAGAAGTATATACTTTAGTTACCCTAGCAGTTACTTGTTGCTTATATTCACTTTCTCTTTGCAGATCTCTAACTAAATTAACTGCATCTGTATGTGATATAAAACCACTTTTTCTTTCTACTGTATTTTTATTGGGTAGTATATTTGCCGATATTTCCGACATCGTTTGTTTCCTCTAATTTATCTGAGTGTTTTTGTACATCGTTGGCAACTTCTTCAACTGCATTTAACAATTGCTCTTTTTCAGCTTCTGATAATCCGTATTCATCATCAGATCCACCTTTACTTTCAGCAGCCATTATTCTTTGAACTATTGCTGCCATTTTTACAAGTTGGTCATCATTTTTTACATTGATTTCCAAATACTCTTTTAACATAGGAATAATTTGTACAGCAGTATCACCATCTTTTATGAATGATGTTACCTCTTTCATAAGTACTTCTAATTGTGTTTTATTCCTCTCTGTATTCTCATATATATCTTTGAATAAGTCTGATAACGACTTACCCTCAAATATTTCATAATTATTAGCCATAATTGAACTCCATAGATATAAAAATGTGGTCATACATAAATAGATTGATAAACAACTTTTTAATAAATATATATGATAGTTATTATAGGGTATAAAAATCCCTGTTTTTTTTAACTAATTGGAGACTAAACATGAAGGAAATAATAACAATGGTAAAAGGCTATGTAGATGATTTAGCTCATCTTATGATGTCTTTTGTAGCTATAGGTGCTATATCTGAAGTAATCTTTGGAACTGGTGTCTTTGGCGTCAATGTTATTGGAAACCTGACATCCATCATAAACACATTCGGCGAATCTGGATTTGCTGGATTAGTCGCTTTGTTGGTGTTGGTTGGTTTGTTCCGTAAGTAGTTCTAAAAACAGGGGAAGTTAATACTTCCCCTGTGTTTTATTGTGTTGTAACTTGATTGTCATTTCTAATCAAAGAACCTGTATAAGTCACATCAACAACCCCAAATTTATCAAATTCGTGAAATAATCTATCGTTGAACTTTTTCATCACATTTATAATGCGTGTAATATGTTGAGTGTTAGAGCCAGTCATTTCACGAATCAAAATATATAAAGCTTTCTTATTGAAATTTTCTATATTTTCTTTTATACGAAATATATGTAATACAGAGTCAGCAACTCTGATATCTTTGTCTCTACGAAAAACATTAGTTAGGTTTGTATCCCAAAACCTATGTAGTTCATTTATAAATAATTCAGATCCTTCTTGAGAAGCTTCCAATTCTCTTTCTGCTTGTGTGTTTCGTTTATAGTCTAACACATCCATTTGAGAATGAATTTTACCCATTTTATAATTTTTATTGTTATTTAGAATAAGATAGTTTTTTGCCACAATACTGAAATATGAGAATGCTCTACCTTTACCCTCTTTGAATTTATGCATATTCATTACAAGAAAAGAAACCACCTCATGCTTTACTTCTTCCGAACTAACATCAAAATAATAAAATTTGAAAGTGTGGATTATATTTTCAACTAACTTCTCAAAAGCCTTTCTGATATGTTCATTGTATATCTTATTCCTCAGTACATGATTATCTTCAGCATTATTATATCTGATAATTGCTTTTTCTGTTGTCATTGTAAAGTAGTATCTACTACTTCCTTTTTTTGCTTTTCTAGCCACTATTGTTGCTCCTCTTCTATATCAAGTTCACTAACTGCTTTTACGATTTCTCTGAATATAATTCCTACCTCATCATCTTCTTCGAAGTATTCTTTATAGTCAAGTTCTTTTATTGTTTTATTGACATTTACCATTCTTGTACTGTATTCATCTATCCAGTCTTCCATAACTTCCATCTTTTTCATAGTGTTCCAAAGTCCGTACCAAGAAGTTACACATAATATTGCCAATAATCCAAGTATTATTTCTAAAATCATTCTTTTTCCCCAAATAACTCTTCAAATAAATCTTGTGATTTGTTTTTCAATCTATCACTATCATCAGTTTTAGTATCAACTGCTTTCTTTATACTTTCGGATACTCTAACATTTTCTTCTTCATCTAATCTCATCCATTGGTCGTATTCGATATGGGTAGCCATCATATCTGCCTGATGTAATATGTATGCGATATTAGACCTCAGAGACCAATCAGGATTGTAATTCATATAGTATGTCTTATTAGCATCTTCATACATACCATCCGTAAGTCTCAATCCGATATATTCCCATTCCGACATTGGTATTCCAAAATGCTGTAACAAAAATAAAGACCTATCTGTTACGGACATATACTGAAGTTTCGGATTGTGTTTGAATATAGAACCTTGATTCTTTCTGTGCCACTCTGAGTCTTGTGGTATATAATAGTCTTCATCTAAATCACCAACCTTACCTAAGTCGTGATGCATAGCAGCAAAGATAAGTTCTTCATCTGTAAAGTTTATTGTAGCACCATCCTCAACCCATAACTTTTTTATCTTCAAAGCGCAATTTGTAACATGCAATACATGCTCTACATAACCACCTACCATAGCATTATGATAATGTGCTTTGCCACTAGCAGGTGCTACTGACATTCTATCTTCAAAATAAGTATACATAGTCTTTAGTTTTTTCAATCTATCCCCATCGAATGTATCCTCAATAAGTTTCATCAACTTATCCCAATTTTCTATTATTTGATTTTCTGTAAGCTGTTTCATTACACAGTCTCCTTTCTCATATTTTTAATTTCCCATATGTATCTACTTGGGACATATCCGTTAGAACTCTTATTCCAGCTTTTTTCTTCTATTGGCACATCGTTGATATCTCTTCTATCATAGTTTCGAAATCGTTTAGGAATAAAAGACCAATATTCGGTATCATACTTTTCATTTAGAAATACTCTGACATATATCTTTTTACCAATATTATTTTTGAGTTTTTCACTATCCTTACTGTTACTGATTCTATATACTTCTCTACCCTCATAGAAAGAATCAGCACCTGGCGTCCAACTTTCTATTGTATTATTATTGTTCATTATCTTACCTCATAACCATATTTAGTTAGTTTTATTGTAGGTTCAGTTCTAAGTCTATTTCTGTAAATATCAAATGGTATTCCTCTACCCCATTTCAAATATTCCATTATTTGTGTTTTAGTTACCGAGCCAACTTTGTGGATATAATCCAGAATTTTTTTATAACCATCTGTATCTTTCTTTACCATCTTTAGATTATCTTCAGCTTTTACGAAATGACTGTTGTATTGTTTTATAATATTTTCCCACGAGTTTTTCTTTGCTAATTTTACAGACCTAATAGAATATTCTCCTCTTAGACTCACATTGTCTAACACCATATTCATCTTTGTCATGAACTCTTCGTCTTTGTCAAAATAGATACCAGCCTTTTCAGCATATTGTGAATAGTAGTTAGCATTGTAAAATATGTAAGGTACACCAACTGCCATACCATCAGAAGCAGAGTTAGCCCAACCTGTATGATGTGATTGTCCACATACACCAACCCAACATTTAGATAACTCTGTGAAATATCCTTGTCTATCAAATTTACTATTATAAATATATTCTCTATCCATTGAATCAGCAAGCGGCACCCATACTGTAAAATCTTTTCTTTGTTCCCATAACTTATCCATCTGTTGTAAGAACCAAGGATAACTTTTATAACTATTAGCCCTATGATTCCAAACGATTATCTTAGGCTCTAATTGTGGTTTTTTTCTTGGGCCTTCTACATTATCCCAACCACGAGGTAGAGGTTCTATCTTATCTTTTAGTATCTCTATATCTTTATCTGGCAAACAATTTGGTGCGTGTTCTATAATAGTATCTTTTACTGCTTGTGAGTTTACACCACAACTATTCATAGACATCAAACCAGCATAGTGATGTCTAAGTAAACTAGCTTCATATAATGTGGTTTTAGGTATTTCTATATAAGCATCATAACCAAATATTACAGGCCTACAATTAGTCAAATTTCTAAAATGATTTTCTATTTGTAGTGTATGTTCTGGCAAATAACAATAAACAAAATCCCAATCCGTATTTTTGAAATCAGTTATTTTAGATAACTGATAAGTATCAAAATGCTGTCTCATCTCATTTGGATAAGTTGGTTGTTTGTAAATAACTTGTTCTGTATTATCATACTGAAAGCCTGGCATTATCTCAGGAGTCAATACAGTAAAGTGTACATCCTCTCTCATCGCTGTCAAATACTTTAGTATGTTAGACATTATAATATAGTAACTATCCTTTGTAAAATCTTTTTGAAAAGTTATATTAGGATATACTAAACATCTATATTTGTATTCTCTACTTTCGTCTAAGTCTTGAAAAAAATCGTTCATTTCAATATGTCAATTAGTTTGTTACTTGTAAATTTCTTTATACCAATAGAGTCTTCAATTCTTTTGAGTGACTTTTCATAATACTCTTCATCTAACTCACAACCTAAAAACTCTCTATCTGTATTAGCACAAGCTATAGTTGTACTACCACTTCCATTGAATATATCTAATACAACATCGCCAGGATTTGTATGAGCCTTTATGATTCTTTCTAATAACTCAATTGGTTTTTGCGTTGGATGCCAACCAGCATATTCTTTTGATGTAGTGTGATTATTTTTAGGCCATACATCCGTTGGTATTTTTCCTAATGGATTCAATTCTACACCTTTACGAACACTCTTTTTCATAATGTATGGTATTCTAACATCATCTTTATTGAACATAAATTCTTTACCCTTAGAATACATAAGTAAGTCTTCGTGTTTTCTAGCAAAATTCTTTTTTGTTCTACCACCCCAATCATAAGACCAGATTATCCAACTCTGATAAACCATATCCTCAAGTGAATTTAGTACATCCAACTTATATCTCAAAAATGTATCTGTTTTAGTAGTACCCCAAACATACATACAACCATTTGGTTTTAGTACTCTAGCACATTCTTCACTCCATTCCATACACCAATCTAAATAATCTTTTTCTGTATCCCAAGCAGAGTCCCATCCCTTACCACCATCAAATCCTATAAAGTATGGTGGGTCTGTTAGAACCAATTCAACCGACTCAGTATCTAATTCTTTCAAAAATTCTAAACAATCTTTATTTTCTAAAATCATGGTTTAAGTTTACCCTCTAAGCGTAATTTATCATATACTGCGTCTACATACTCTTTTGATTCTTTTAGAGACTTATCCAATCCATAAACTATTGGCGCATTTCTTCTGTAGTGTTTTATCGCATTTATTTTTTGAGGACCTTGTGGGTTTAATAAAAATTGTTCTATTTCTTTCTCCAATATAACAGGTGGTACTTTAGAAGGATCTTCTCCATTATATATCATTCTTCTTATTTTCCATATAGTGTTAGCCTGTAACATCACATCACGCAATTCACGATATGACATATTGGTATAATCCTCTTTTACTTTTGATAATAAGCTGTAAGCATCTGTAGTGTGTTTTGTAAATAATTCTTCGTCACTTGGTTTATCAGGTTCAGTAGCTCTAGATAACTTTACTAACCTTTCAAGCTTTTCTACCATCCAATCTTTTTTGCTCATCTACCAACTTCTCCTAAGTATTGTTTTTTAGTTTCTTCCCAACTCTTACCTACAATATCACCATAGAATAATTTTTCTGGCTTTAGTCTACCCTCATCAAATAACTTACTATATCTTTTGATAGCTTTTGGTTTCCACCACTTCATAATATAATCTGAATCTTCAACATACTTTTGTTTCATCTTCAACTCTGATTCTTCAATCTCACCTCTGAGAAATTCCTTACCATTCTCGTACATATCAGCAAAGTATATACCTCTTTTGAATCCGTGTTGATATTCAGATGCTTTTACTCCGACAACTTTGAATATCATATTTATTGTCTTTTGTTTCACACCAGTTGGAGGACCAGCAACACCTTCTTTTTGTGTAGTAGCCGCTTTGTATTCTTCTTCCCTATTTTCTTTCAACCATTGGTGCCATATATCATAAGTTTCATCATCTGGCTTTAGCGCGATTCTACCTTTTGAGCTTCCCATTGTTCTCCATAGTGGTATGGAGTTATACATAGAGTGAATTCCATATAGCGATGTTGTCGATAATCCCACAAGTGTCTGTCCATACAATTTCTTCCAAGCGTCTCTTACAACCGATGAGGTGACTAAAGCGGCTACTAACTTACCCCCTAAAAAATTAAAACCTAATGGTTGAGCACAACAAATAGTAGTTCCAATAGATGTATATTTTAGCTTACCATCTTTGAACTTATTATCCTTTGTCCAACCAATAAATTTATCTCTAGCTCCTAATGAAGTTACATCAGAGCCTAAACATATTATACCTAAAATCTTTTTACTAACTTTATCTTTTACATAAAACTTTATATTTCTGCCAGGATTAGCAGTAAACTCCATAGTGTGAATCAACCTACGAACCAATGTCCACTCTTCATTATGTTTAGCATTACCTTGTTCTGTCATCTCAACATAAGGTTCTAAGGCTTCTATCTCTTTGATAGTTTGTTCTTTATTATTTATATCTTTTGGTGTCCAAATAGACTTTTCTATTTTAGAAAATTGAGTGGCTTTTTGTGTCATAGAATAAACATCGGCATTGAACTCTAGCCACTTCTTATATAATGTTTGTTCTTGTACTGACATAGATTTGAGAAAATCTAAGTTGTCGATAAACTTCTTGCGTTCAGCATCGAAGTCAAATTGCGGTTCGTCAAAAAAGTCGTTAAAACCCATTCTATTCCTTATTCAATTATCATTTAGTAAATAGCCTTGCTGGCCAAAAATTTTGAGCGGTGGGTTGGAGTCGAACCAACACCTTTTTGATGGAATCAAAACGACTTTCCTATAAGTCTTCCACCGCATAAATAAATATATATTCAATTCTCCAAATACAAAAAAAACTCTTGAGTCATCAAGAGTTTTCTTCGAACCAATTTTCATCTTTGAAAACGATTTCATAAGTAGAAGCATCTTCCAAATCCACAACAACACTATTTAGATTAGTAGTAGCGCCTTCCTTACGATTGTTATTGTTTTCAGTAAGTGTATCAATAACATAATCAGTATGTGGTTTGATAATCAAAACACACTTCTCTTTCCAAAACACACCAAAATAGTGGTTGTGATTTGAATAAGCATCAATCGCATCTTGTGTATATGCCCCATTGTAAACACCAGGAACTTTGAGAGCAGAAAATCTCAAACCTGTATTATGGTTTCTAATTTGACGAGTAAGATTACGAACCTCTTTGTCGTTTATTGCCTTACTTTTATACTCAGCAGTTTGTCCATCAGCCTCATAAGCATCAGCACCATATTTATCACTACCTTTACCAGCAGAGATTTTATCAAATGCCTTATGGCCTAATTTTTCAGCTATAACAAATTCTCTCCATTGAGTCTTATCTGTAATTTTTTGAGCACCATCTCTTTCACCCATAAGATACATAGCATGAGCCAAATCCTCATAAGAGTAATTTTCAATCAAAGTGTCTATTGTTTTCATATTATTTTCCTCTTTCATAACACCTAAAGCTAACATTAAAAACAGGTAAAAGTCAAGGTTTTTTTATAACTTTTTCTTGTGGAGCTGACAGGAATCGAACCTGCGACCTCCGCAGTGCAAGTGCGGCGCTCTCCCAACTGAGCTACAGCCCCATATATTAAAAGTCTCCTGGTGCTACTTGAAATGTATTCAAACCTAAATCTCTCCACATCTTCACAACCTTATCTCTGTCATCAACAACTAAAAAAACATCATCGATATCTACGAAAGTATCTAACATAGATTTCTTTAGTATTTCATCTGGCATAAATCTCATTTCAAATGTGGCAGGATTACCATCAGCAATCGGCCACGAGTCTGCTTTAAATTTATCTGGTCTCATAACTAAAAGGTCAAATGGTACATTATGTATCTTCAACCAATCTCTAGTAGCAAAAAACCCCCTATCGTTCCTACCTGAAAAGATTACAATTTTGAATCCATCAGCTTTAAACAATTGAGCCATCTTTATAACTGGTACATTAGGTTCATCCCAATCCATAATAGAAGTAGGTGAAGCAAATATATCCCAATCCAACTTACCATTAGGTTTTAGCGATTTGTCTCTCCTAACATCAATGTTAGCAAGAGTTCCATCTAAATCAAATATAACTGTTTTCTTATTCATACACGAAGCTACAAAGAATTTTGCTAAAAGTCAAGGACTTTTTTACGCTAATTGTGGTGTTACTAATAATTTGTCTATTTGAGTCTCTAACGCTGAACATAATTGTTCAACAACAATAGCATTACCAGCATATGATGGAGATGGTGCTCCAGAAACAGCAACAGATTGTGCTGTAGTTGATGCTATATTGGCAATTATCGAAGCTACAGTAACTAAACAACTTTGACAACTACTGATAGAAATATTATTTGGTGGTGTAGTTAGTGCTGTTGGCGGTAACAGAGCTTGAATTATATTTACTTGAGTACTTATTGTACCCATAGCAGCAGATGCTGCTGCTATAGCAGCTCCATATCCACTACCTGCTGGTTTAGCAGCAGTTGCTGTTTTCAAAGCTGTACTAGCAGCAATTAATGCTGTTTGTGCATTTGGTAACATTTTACCTGGCATTTGATTCTCCTTAGTGGAGCTGGGGGGATTCGAACCCCCGTCCAGTCTACTTTTTCCAATGAGTCATTCACAACTTAGTCAGGTTCCTACTAATACTATACGAAGTCACCTGCAACCCAATAACAACTTTGTTCAGAGTTGCCAACTGGCAGTTTCTTTAATCACTAACTTCCCTCTAGCTAAAGTGAGTTTGTCTAACTTATTTTATGACCGAGTGTTAGACAACTCAGTAACTTATGCAGCGTATGCGTAAGTTGGTTGGTAATCACCGATT